TTTTTTTTTTTTTTTTTTTTTTTTTTAAAAAAAATAAAATAAAAGACAAAGTAAGGGGTACTACTAGTACTACTGGTACAAATCTGGAATTATTTTTGGAAAAAGGGGCGGATACATATATTTTTTTGCATTAGTGGATGTATGAGTAAGTATGCATACCAAATTCAAGGTGCACTGGAAAGTGCGAATGGAAGATTGAATGGCTTCAGGGTATTTGTATGTACAAATTATAATTTTGGTTTAGCAGACGTTCCGGTGGATATTTTTGATATAGAAACAATAAAATACCTGGAATTTAGATTAAAATTAACAGAAAAGTTTGATATAAGGAAGTTACCTGCCACAGTGCAGAGTAATATAAGAATGCCGTTAGGGCGTTGGTTGGATAATTGGGTGTTAGAATTAATTTATGGCAATACTAGCGAATCAAAAGATCTTAACTCTTGATTATTGGAAATTAGCACAAGACATTAAAAAAGGCGACATTGTTTTTGATAAACAAGGCGAACCTAGGCAAGTAACATTAGTTCAAATCTATAGATCAGATAATTGCTATTCTGTTTTGTTTAATGATTTTTTGGAAGTAGCTGGTGACGAAAACCTTGGATTTTTAGTAGAAACAGCAAAATATAGAAAGCAGTTGTATAGGTATAAAGGTGTTTTAAAATTTAGGCAAAAATTAAATTTTAAAAAAATCAAAGACTTATTAAATACAAACGAACGTCTATCTATACCAACAACAGATCCAATTAATCTTCCACACCAAAATTTACCAGTACCGCCGTTTATTTTTGGGTTTTGGTTTTTTAATTTAAAACCTAAAAACTATTTAGCAGCCCCACGTGGCTTAGCAAAACCAATATACGAAAAGTTTAAAGACCACGGTTATTTAATTAAAGAAGGTAAAAAGCATCGTAATGGTGAAAATAGATTTATAACAACACCATCTATTGAAACCCATCTTGCCGGGTATGAAAAGCATAGAATACCTAACAATTATTTGTTGGCATCAAAAGAACAACGATTGGAATTACTACAAGGCATTCTTTATGCAAAACCAAAACAGTATTCTAGAACTACAGATACATTTAGATTTACTTCGAAGTACAGAGTTATAGCATTACAGGTTCAAGGATTATTAGAATCACTTGGGCATAGAATTAAAGTTTATTATGATGAGTATAGGAATCATTATAAAATTACGTTTAGATCAAAGCTTAGATTGATGGAAAATCAATTAGAATTAAAAAAGCCTTTGGTTCATAACGGAAGACGATTTATTGAAAACATTAAAACGTTACCCGCACAACTGTGCGTTCATATAGAAACCAATGGACCGGACAATAGCTATCTGGTCGGAGAAGGATTTATAGCATGTCTTTAAGCCCACAAAACCAAAAGCTGATTGAGAAGTTTATTAAAGAACGTCAACACTGGCCTAAAGAACAACTTGACTTAGCCACATGGCAAATCAAATGGAAGTTACAAGCACTTCCACATCAAAAAGAACCAGAAGATGGGGAGTATGATACATTCCTCATGTTGGCGGGTCGAGGATCTGGAAAGACACACACTGCATCACATTGGATTGGAATACGTGCAGCAACTTTGGATAATACTCGTTGGTTAGTCACAGCACCAACGTCAAACGATATTAGAGCGACGTGTTTTGAAGGTGATTCGGGATTACTAAACATCATACCAGCGTCGTTAATTGAAAGTTATAATAAATCTTTATTTGAAATTACTTTAAAGAATGGTTCTTTGATACAGGGTATACCTGGTTCAGAACCAGAGCGTTATCGTGGTAAGCAATATCATGGTGCGTGGTTTGACGAGTTGTGTGCTTTTGATTATATTGACGAGGCATATGATGGTGTACAGTTTACATTACGTCTACGTGACCCAAGATTAGCACGTGTTCAGCAGATTATCACCACCACACCTAAACCAAAAGAGTTAATTGTTGATTTAAACGAAGGTAAAGTTGGTGGCGATGTGTATGTTGCAAATGCTTCCTCTTTTGATAATAGACAAAACTTATCAGAAACGTTTTTTAAACAGCTTGAAACATATGATGGTACCGATATTGGAAGGCAAGAGATTTATGGACAGATTCTTGACCCAGAAGCAACGGGTATTATCAAGCGTAAAATGTTTAAAATGTGGCCAGCCAAAAAGCCAACCCCAGAGTTGGAATACGTAATTGCGTCTTATGACCCAGCAACCTCTGAAAAAACAATGAACGACCCAACAGCTTGTACAGTTTGGGGTATCTTTGAACAAACCGACGTGGGTACTTGTATTATTTTATTGGATTCTTGGGATGCCCACCTCTCTTATCCAGAACTTAGACGTAAAGTAATTGATGATTTTAAAGAAGTGGTATACGGTGCGGACAATACATTTGCTAAGGGACGTAAGGCTGACCTTATTTTGATGGAAGACAAGTCTGCTGGTATATCATTGATACAAGAATTGCAAGGTGCACAAGTGCCAGTACGTAGTTACAACCCAGGACGTGCTGATAAAGTTCAACGTCTTAACATTGTAGCACCGATTGTATCAAAAGGCAAGGTGTATATTCCAGAAGAACCAACACAAAAAGGCGAATTTGCTCATTGGGCAAAACGTTTTTTACGTCAAGTGTGTTCGTTCCCAGAAGCGGGTGGGCATGATGACTACGTGGACTCACTTTCCCAAGCATTACGGGTACTTAGAGACTCGGGATGGATTCAGTTAGACCCATTACCAGCAAGGGATTATAGTTACGCTGATGACGATTACAAAAAAAGAACAGCAAATCCCTATGCACAATAATTAATTATTTAAGGGCGGAAAGCTCCTATTTTTTGCATTAGTATAAATAGGAATCTCTATTCACAATTTTTTATTAAAACATATGGCAAATCCAATACTACCGATTCAAGCTGGCAGTAATCTGCTCAATCTTGATGCTGAAGATGACCTTCATAAAAAAGAAGGTCAAGATGAGGACATGGAAGCCTATGCTGAAATGTTTGATTTGGAAGATGACCAAGTACAACAAGAAGTTATTGAGCTTGAAGATGGTTCTGTGGTGGTAAACTTCCAAGAAAAAGAAGGACCACAAAAGAATCCAGAGTTTTATGCTAACTTAGCAGAAGAGTTTGACGAGCAAACTTTAAATTCCCTTGCAATTGAATATTTAGACTTGATTGATGTAGACCAAGAATCTCGAGAGCAAAGAGATAAACAATATGAAGAGGGCTTACGTCGCACTGGTCTTGGTAAGGATGCTCCAGGCGGTGCTACTTTTGATGGTGCTAGTAAAGTTGTTCACCCAGTTATGGCGGAAGCTTGTGTAGATTTTGCTGCAAATTCAGCAAAAGAATTACTGCCACCAGATGGACTAGTAAAATCCAACATTAAAGGTGACTCTGACCGTAAAAAAGAAAATACTGCAGACCGTAAAGTAACGTTTATGAACTGGCAGTTAACGGAACAGATTCCAGAATACCGCGATGAGATGGAACAATTGTTAACTCAGTTGCCTCTTGGCGGTTCACAGTTCTTAAAATGGCGTTATGATGATGAACAAAAGCGCCCAATGTGTGAATGGGTGCCGATTGATAACATTCTGTTACCTTATTCTTCTACTAATTTCTACACAGCCCAGCGTGTTACAGAAGTTCAAGACATTACTGAAGATATATTTTTACAACGTATTGAACAAGGTATCTATCGTGATATAGATTCTGAATATTCTTCAGATGCACCACTTAACGACCAAACACAATCTGCAAAAGCAAACGACAAAATCGAGGGAAAAGATTTACCTTCTAAGAATGTTGACGGTTTACGTAGGATTTATGAGATTACGTGCTTCATGCGTTTGGATGATGATCCAGAAACAGATGGAAAACGTGCGCCTTACATATTAACAATTGACGAAACAACCAGCAAAGTATTATCTTTAAAACGTAATTGGGAATTCGGAGATGAAAAACTTGAAAAGATGGACTGGTACGTTGAATTTAAGTTCATACCTTGGCGCGGCGCTTATGCTATCGGTTTACCTCACCTCATTGGCGGTCTTGCTGCCGCTCTCACTGGCTCACTTCGTGCTCTCCTTGATGCTGCACATATTAACAACAGCCAGACAATGCTTAAACTCAAGGGTGGACGCATTGGTGGCCAAAGTGATAAGATTGAGCCCACGCAAGTAGTTGAAATTGAAGGGGCTCCTGGTGTAGATGATGTGCGTAAATTGGCTATGCCAATGCCATTTAACCCACCATCTAACGTTTTATTTTCATTATTAGGTTGGTTAACTGACCAAGCCAAAGGTGTAGTAACAACAGCAGAAGAAAAAATTGGTGAAGCCAATAACAACATGCCTGTTGGTACAACACAAGCATTGATTGAACAAGGTGCTAAGGTATTTTCTAGCATTCATGCTCGTCTGCATCGTTCACAGGCTAAATCATTAAAGATTATTTCACGTATTAACCACTGGTACCTTGATGAAATGGACAACCAGTCCGGTGAAGAGATTGAAGTACGTGATTTTGCTTACAACAGCGACGTTAGACCAGTTTCAGACCCTAATATTTTCTCTGAAACACAACGTTTGGCTCAAAACCAAGCATTATTACAGTTAGCAAGTTCTGCACCCCCAGGTATGTTTAACATGCGGTCAGTTTATAACCGCATATTGTCTCAAATGAAGGTGCCAGCGATTTCTGAAGTGTTACCAAACCCACAAGGTGTGGTGGAATCCAACCCAGCACTTGAAAACGTATCGATGACAATGGGTCAACCATCTGCGGCATTCCCAGATCAAGACCATATTGCCCACATTCAAGTGCATTTGGAGTATGCAAACAACCCAGCATATGGTGGAAACCCAGTAATTGGACCTACATTTGCTCCATTAGCCTTAGAACATATCAAACAGCACTTAACCTTGCACTATCTGCAAGAAATGCGTAGTTATGTGGCTCAAGCAGGGTCTGGTAAAGACGATTTTGAGTTGCATAAAGAAAAAGCTCTTGACCAAAATGCTCAAAAAGCACTTGCATTGGCGTCTAAATTGGTTGATCAAGATGCCAAAACGAATTTGGCTCCTTACATTCAGCAAGTTCAGATACTATCACAAAAAGTTGCACAGGCTCAACAGGCAAAACAACAACAAATGCTTGGTCAAGACCCAACAGCAAACGTTATTCTGCAAACACAAATGGCAGAAACAAAACGCAAGACCGAAGAAATGCAAGCTCGTATGCAATTGGATGCTCAAAAACAACAACAAGAGTACCAGCTCAAATTGGCTGAGTTGCAACAGAAAGTTCAAGAGTTACAGGCTAAGTATTCAACACAAACTAGCATTGATAACCAACGTAATGCAACAGATATTGCAATGGCAAACATCAATAACGCTGCAAAAGAGCGTATAGCGATGATTACATCCCAAGCACAGATGGATCAGCAACAAAGACAACTTGAAGCAGAACAAAATCAATCTGCTTTGGATGCTATTAACGCTGCAAACCAAGATATTAGACAACATGGACTTGCTGTAGAGCAACAAGCATTCGAACAACAAGCTCAACAAGTGCAAAACCAGATTGAGTTGGAAAAAGAACAGCAACAACATGCATTAGAAACACAACAAGCGGCACAACAACATCAACAAGGTTTGCAACAAGCAGACCAAATGCATCAACAACAGTTGCAACAAGCTGATGAACAACATCAACAGCAAATGGCACAAATGCAGCAACAACAAGAGCAACAACCTCAACAACCTCAAGAAGGACAATAATGGCAAATGATGAATTAGGTTTTCGTAAAGCCTACAAAATGACTGGCACACCTGGCTATGCTGGCGGTCCTG